CTTTCAGCAACAAACGGAGAGACCTTCTCTTATAGCACCTCGTTTACTCAAGGTGATGCAATCCCAACTGCTGCTCCTACTGTAGGAGATGTTCCTAACTTCAGTAATCTAACTTCTTACACTGCTGGTGTTGCTGGTTCTCTAGCTGGTACTGTAGGAACCAACGGTGCTCTAACTGTGACGGCTGGTGGTGCTGGAACGACAGCAACGGGACAATTCGTAAGTGAGATCACTGTAATTGACTGAGGATAGTAACAATGAACACAATGATTCGTTGGTCTGTCCTAAGTGTGGTGGTTGCAAGTGTCATACCTGCAACTGCCCTGGCGGTCCCCGTGGTCCCAAATTTCACACAGGGAAGCATGACCTCCAGGACGGAGACCACTCAGACAATATCTGAGACAATAAATAGCATGGATTATAATACTGGTTACCAATATTCTGCTACAGGTAGTGGTATAACTAGTAATGGTACGCTGAGCCCTGGAACAGGTTCTAGCAATGTAACTATTGACGGAGTGACATCATCATGGAAGGGAGTAACAACCAGACCAAACTTTACACAGACAATACCAGGAGCAGCGTTTCAGTTCACAGAAACTTACTCTGGCCCTGGTTTGAGCAACCAAACAATTATACAAAGAACGACGGAGGTTACAAGCGTCACAGATACCACAAGTATTTTCTCGCAGTAACATTATTATTTGCTAATCCTTCTTATGCTGAAACTATTGGTGGTGTGTCTGCTACTGCTTCTCCTGTCGCTAACAGTTCAGGCTCCGTTACAAACCAAGCTATTCAAGTCCTTCAGGGACCATATATTACAAACACATACGGAGGAGGTGTATCATGTCAAGGTCCCACTCGCAATTTCACACCGTATGTAACAGGAACTGCTTCTGCTGCTAGACCATACGAAGACTTTTATAACGACCCAGTATATGATGTAGGAGATTATAATGATGATGGACGTATTGATAATCCTGGTGACATCTTGTTCACCAAAAAAACTAGAACTGGACAGAAAGATAATTTCAGTTTAGGTTTAGGGTTCTCTATGACATGGAGTACACCTATAGATAAAAACTTACAAGATCTGTGTAAGAAGGCAGCATCAACACAGATTGAATTGAATAGTCAGTTGACTGCCAATAAAAGATTGGACTTTGAGATTGCTCGTCTCAAGAATTGCGGCAGTCTAATGAAGGAAGGAATCATGTTCCATCCTAAGAGTCCTTACTATTCAGTGTGTGCCGACGTTGTAGTGATGAATAAGAATCAGATTTCTCCTCACTATCATACTATTCCTTCCCCCGAAGTATCCGTATCGCCCGATTCCTATGGCGCTGGTCGCGACGGCGATCCTTCACAGACTCAATCTTCGATACCTTCCCCCGAATCTGAGATACCTTCTTCAGGATCTTCTTTACGGTCGGCTTCACCACTTTCAAAAGAAGATCGACAGCGGGTTTTGCGAGCAGTGCAGAACTCGTCGCAACTACAGCAATACTCGCAGTAGTTGTTACCATCCCAGCATTGGGAATGTTAGATACAATTTGATCTGTAATACCTAGATCTTCTGTAACCATTATACATTCCTTACCTACCAATTCATATCCAGTAATTTTCTTATCGCCCTCTAGGATCTTTCCTACAGGGTTTTTTAGTTCTTGATCTCTTGCAGGGCAGTTTACTGTTACTGCTTCTGTACGGGTTGGCGGGGGTGCTGCTACAGGAGGTTCTGGGGGATCGGGTTCTTTTCGGTTTCTCGTATCAACTCCAGATGGATATGTCGGCACGATTTGATCGGGCTCGAATTGTAAAGGATCATATGACGGTACACCTGCATCGCAATAAGTAATCGTTCCTTTGGGGTCATTCTCTATTAGATTGTTATTCTTGGTGCTATTTTGACTATGAGATTCTACACATCCAGGTACGTTTACAATAGGAAACCCTAGATCCAACGTGACAGGTGGAGCTAGGGGTAATGCATTAGGGGTAAGAACTCTAGATTCAGGAATTCTTACATCCTGAATATCGATTCCAGTAATAACAATATCATTTATCTCCATCTTTTTTAGATTCTTTCTTCACTTCAGGTTCTTCTCTGTCATCTTTTTTCTTTGCTGCCTGAACTCCAAAAGTAGCTAAGGTTCCAGTAAAGACAGATGCAATAAAAGTTGGATCAATATTTTTCTGTGGTATTCCAGGTACAGTTACATAGTTTAGAGTAAGAATTGCTGCTGACCATGAGAGGATAGCGACTCTTACTAGTGCAGACAAACCTTCGTCTGCCCAATCAAACTTAGGACCAGACTTCTTAGGTTGCTTGGGGGGTTGTTGTGGTGTTACCGTCATTGTCAGATTGCCTCTTTTTGCCGATGTTATATTTCGACTCAAGTTGCCAATCTCCTTTATCCTTATAGGAAATTACCTTGATTTGACTCAGAGGTGCGAGATTGAGAACCGAATCTGGTGCTACAATTTTCACAAGTCCCCAATCAGAAAGAAGTTGAATGATCCTATTTCTACGTTGAATATCATTCTCTGTGATACTCGCCTTCTTTCCGTCTAGAGCAAATAATTCTTTGAAGTGGACAATATAATACTGTCCTTTTTTATGAAGGATATGACAAGATTGATAGAGTTTACGTTCCTTGCGAGAAGCAACTCCAATTCTTGTAAGCGTTTCGCGAACCTTTAGGAAGTCATCTGGTTCACCCAGAGTCACTTCAATCATGTCACTTTTATTCCAGATAACTTCCGTATCGCCCATGCTAACCACCTGTATCTAATTTAGATCTAATAAAATCTAGTTGATCCGAAGTCAAAATACGAAGGGCATCAATAGCCTTTTCATCACTATAACCATAATACTGTTTTACAATATCAAGATCTTGTGCTTTCTCCTTCTTGCCCCACGGAGAAAATCTCTTACGGGGTCTCACAGTATTTATAAAAAAATCATACTGCAAGAGGTTGTCTAATTCTGGGTACTGATTCATCTCATTTGCATACATGATAGTATCCATGTGATGAGACATGCACTTGTTTATAATGAAAGCAGGGTACTTCTTTTCCCATGCAGGATCATCACTGTGTAGAAGATTCTTCTTGCTCAGATTGATTGAGTTCAGATAGTCCTTCAAGGGGTAGTTCTGATCGAATGCCATAATTGATTAGTACCAGTTCCTTTCGTTCTTTTTGGTCGGACATGTAATCACCCACAGACCGCATGGTGTATGTGTGATCGTATTCGTATGGACTCCATTCAACAAACCGTTCCTTGATTAGATTGGTTGTATTGTATGAGACCATCATCTTGACTGTATCCTTATACTGGTTACAGTCGGCAGCAAAGGTATCATGATTGAACCTTGCGTGCATATTTCCCTTGCGACCATACAGATTATCTTTGATGTCGTAAGGAGGATCTAGATAAATGAATAGGTCAGATCCTTTAGCAATCATCTGCTGGTATGAATAGTTAGTAATCTTCCAATTACGAATCGCCTGCTGATAGTAAGGAAGATTGTCAATACCACGCACCGAAAAGTTAGACTCTGATGCTGCCTTAGAAAAAGAAGATGCTTCTGTCAAACCAGAGAACGAGCATTTGTTTACAATGTAAAAACTAATTGCACGTTGCAAGGCGGTAGTATTTCGTACATCCTTACTTAGATACTCCTTTGCCTCTAGAAACAAAACCTTTGCTGAGATAGGATCTGGATGACGATGCTTGAGTTGTATGAGTTGATCACGCATCTGCTGACCCTCAGACTGTAACTGCTGCCAGAAGTCCACCAGGGGCACGTACAGATCATTTACCCACACGGATAGGTGTGGATACATCTGTGTCATGTAGAGAGCGACAGAACCACCTCCTAGGAAAGGTTCGCGAAACTCACGAATCTCATCCATGTTAGGAAGAAAGTGTGCAAGTTTTTTTGTCGCTCGTGATTTACCACCTGGATAACGAAGGGGTGTCTTTAGTTTCATAGATCTCTTGAAGAATTTGTTTTACTGTAGGGCACTGTTCACGCTCAATAAGAATCTGCAGAGAATCAAACTTTATTTTCCTGGATGCTTGCAATGCAGATTCTACTGTAGCATGTTTTCCGCCCCATATTGACGTACCATCAAATCTGACTATAGCACGATATGGAGTTTTTTTGTTTTTGGAATGAGGTGTACTATAGTAAACTCCTTGAGGAAGATGATCAGTCTCAGGTGATCTCTTATGAGGTTCAACAAAGAAATTGTTTATTTCTTTACTAACCATGATACATGTATCAGGACCATACATCCTATTACCAGGACATTTGATGTCCTTATCTATACATTTCATTTCCCAGTTATCCCAAGAGGTCACCCAGTCTATAAACTTAGATAGGTACAACCAATCTGGATGAAGGGTGCAATCTTTATAGAGATGATAGTCTTTCCAATTGGGATCCCTACTATCAGTACGACGAAGAATACCCACCCAGCGAATATAAAGTTTTCTACTGGGTTTCTCTACATCATTGATTCCCGCACCAAAAATTAGGTTGTTCATTTGAATTCACACTCCATCATGAGTTGAGTGAAGCAAGCAAGTAAATTGATCTCTTGATCGGCAACAAATGCAGACTTGTATTGGTACTCAGCAATGATAAGAACCGCTGCAGCAATACTAGGTTTCTCTAATGCAGTATACATCTTGTCATACACTGCACGCATGATATGGGCAGGAGAATTATCTACATTCTGCTCTACCCATTTCTTGACATCAGTGAACTTCTTATTCTTCATGCTCGACATAAGAGCAGAGTAAGAAGCATCAGACTGAACTGCCATGATGCCTGTATCAATCTTACCAGTAGATGAGTATCTTTGCAACTCATTCAAGGTACGACGGAAGTCAGGGAAATGTTTCATGATCAGTTCCGCCAAGACTTTGGTGCTGTAATCTACACCTTCTGCTTGAAGAATCTGTTCACAACGCGCTAAGAACTTACCTGCCATCTGCTGCTTGACCTTGCCCGATGTATTGAAATCGATGACAGTGGTTCTGCTATGCAGAGGATCAATAATTTTATTCTTGAAGTTGCAAGTAAAGATGAACCTACAGTTCTTCTGGAACTCTTCAATAGTCGCTCTCAGAAGCAGTTGGACATCGGGAGTAGTGTTATCTGCCTCATCCACAATGATGACCTTGTGGGCGCTGCTAGAGGTCAAAGAGACGGTAGACGCAAACGACTTTGCCTTGTCACGAATGGTATCTAGAAATCTACCTTCATCAGATCCATTGATAAGAATATAATCAGCACCTAAGTGTGTACATAATGCTTTTGCAATTGTAGTCTTTCCAATACCAGCAGTACCACTGAGAAGTAGATTGGGGATTTCTCCCTGCTCAACAAATCCACTAAAGATATCCTTAGTTTCATCAGGGAGAATACATTCCTCAATCGTCTGTGGACGATACTTTTCAACCCAAAGGAAATCCTTCATTTTACTAATTGACCATTCTCATTGTATACAAGTTGTTGACTCACACCGTTAGCACTTTCATTTACAAAATTATGAAAGACTTCAGATCCAAGATAGTGATCAACTTTATTGATCTGATAATGCAAGTTCCAATCGTTGTTGCGTGCTTGCTGAATCAACCAAGACAGCATAGCAGAGTCCATCTTTTGATTGCACTCGACAGCAGAGATCCAGTTGATTACCTCACCAGGTTCCAAGTAGTCACCTTCAACATCCTGATATGCCCGTTGATACATCAGAACCTTGGTACGATCTGGTCGCATCCACTGAGGCATCTGCTTAGTTTGTTTCCACAAACATTCAAAATCGGAACAGATTGGAGGACGATCTTTGTGAATGCTGCACCCACCGCAACTGTTGCTAGGATCCCAATAGTGACATGGTTGACCAGGAAAGAATGGAATGCCATGAGCATCGCCATACAGATGTCCTTGGCAGCACTCACTACAAGTACCACACTCACGTTTAGTGTAATCAAACTCCGTAATCGGCAGGTTCTTCATCCCCCTGCTCTCGGTTGTAAGGTCCAGTCGATCTAACATAATGAAAAAATAGTTGTGTGTACTGTTCTCCTTGGTATGGAGTCCGCCAGTGTTCTAGATCTATACCACTGTATAATACTGCATCACCAGGCAAGGTTTCAAATTTTTGCTTTGCACCGAATCGGTCTAGTAGTTGCAACTCCCAAGGTTGATCTTGGATGATGTTCAAACTGACAGAGACTTCACATGCATTGCGATCTGTATGTGCTGCCATAAATGATTTGTTGTAATACCTAGTGCAAAACCAATAGGTTTCCAATAAATCAGTTCGTAGATAACTGTTCAAAAAGTATTGAACTCGATGATAATACTCTTCTGCACAAGGCGGTTTGTATATCATCTTTGTCATTCCTCTACCTTCATCCCAAGCAGCGGTTCTACTTTCAAATTCGCTACTGAGTGTTGCCCCTAGATACGAGACTTCACGTTCATCTAGTAGAGAGGGGAGAAAGTCGTATCCAGAAATAGCATAACTCATGGTTCAAGTGCAATCCAATAGCAGAGTCCTTTAGTGGTGAACTTAGCAACTTTACTGTTGCTAATCTGAATGTTGTAATCAGACTCAATAATATTGAGATTCTCAATCTTGAAGCAATGGCAGAAGTCGTGATCAGTTTCTCCAACTTCGACAGTGTAACTGTTAGAAGTTTCATTCTTCTTATCAGTCACACAAAAGTTGACCTTACCGTTAGAACCAAAGACACATGCATCAGGAACCTTGTACAGACGTGCTGCCTTCATCACATTGATATAGTCA